TTAGGCCCCGGTCAATCCCGGAAACCGATGCACCTGTGCCGTGTTATGTGCGGGCATGTCCTTGGCTCGCGCCTGCTCTTCGGGGGTCAGGAACGCCAGATACAGTTCGGTAACTTTTATGCTCGCGTGCCCCATCTCCTGCTGAAGGGTGTAGATCCCGCCGCGGCCCGACCGCAGGTAGTCGACCGCGAAGCGGTGGCGCAGGTCGTGGAACCGGAAGCGCCGGAACGTCGGCTCGAGCTTCTTCCCGCGCTTGGCCGCCTTCGCGATCTCCTCCGCCTCGGCCGCGGCGACGCTGCGCGTATATAAAGAGAAGCGCGTGGCCGGGTTGATGAACGGGCCCGGCTCGGGCTCCTCGCGCGCCCGCTCCCCCGATCGGCCCTTCGCGCCCGGGTGCCAGAACACCGCCCGGGTCGCCAGGTTGACCGGGATCGACGCGAACAACGCGACGGCCGCCTCGGTCAGGCCGACCTCGCGCCGCTTGTTGCCCTTGCCGAGGACCGAGATGGCCCGCCGGTTCAGGTCGACGTGCCGCCGTTCCAGCGTCACGAGCTCGTCTTGCCGGCAGCCGGTCAGCAGTGCTGCCCGGATCAGGTGCGCGAAGAGGCCGGGAGCCCGCGCGATCACCCGCTCGATGTCGCGATCCTCCGGCAGCACGATCGGGTCGCGGCGCTCCTTCAGGCGGCGGCTCTGCATCGCCTCGAGCGCCGGGTTGCCCTTCCGCCACTTCTCGTCCTTGGCGAAGCCGAGCACGCTGGACAGCGCGGTCAGGTCGCGCCGGATGGTGGCCGTCGAGACGCCGGCCGCGCGCCGAGCCCGCACGATGGCCGCCACCGTGTCGTCGGACACCTCGTCAACGTGGAGTCCGGTCAGGTGATCGTCTATGATGTCGAGGGAGTTGGTATACCGATCGAACGTCCGGGCGCCGACTTGGCTCACCATGTACTGCCCCCAGGCAGTCACGGCGTCGGCCCATAGCTTTCGGTCCTCCCCGAAGCTATGGGCTGCTACTATCTGGGCGTGCTCTGCTGCCGCGCGATTTCGCGCAACTGCCGGATCGCCAGTCTTGAGGCTGAAACGGTACTCTTTGCCTCCGACGGTGAAGCGAGCCCATAAGACCTCGCCCCGCCAGTAGCAGCCCTCTGGGGCTTCCTTCTTTCGATGCGCTGGCACGGTTTTACCTCCTGTTCGCGCAGCCAGGTCCGAAGCGCCTGGATGTCGAACGTCCACACCCGACCAACTTTGACGGCGCTCGGCAACTGGCCGGCGGTGGCGAGCCGCTGAATGGTCCGCGCGGACACGCCGAGGATCTGGCAGGCGCCCGGGATCTGCGTTCGCTCCACGTTACTCCTCCCCTTCAGCGGTAGGGGGCAGGACGCGCCCCGCCCGCCACTCGACCTGCGGCATCCCGAGCGGCACGAGGCTGTGGCCGCGCGCCATCGGGTGGCCTGGATAGACCTGGGCGAGGATCAGAGCGGCGATCGGGCGGCGGTTCGTCACTGCGCGCTCGCCGATGAAGGGGCGTGTGCAGCGGCTCGCGGAATCATGCAGATAAGCCGCTGATCTGAGGCAGCTTTTGCCAGAGGGAGGCCTGACATTAGGCCTGTGGAATCACTCCCCTTCAAGGCGGCCGCGAGGTGCTGGAGGTACTGACCGCCCGCGCACATCGGCTCGAATTCCTCGCTCTCTCGGGCGTAGAACTCGGCCAGGGCGAACAGCCCCGCCCGGGTAGTGGGCATGACGGCGGTCAGTGCCTCGAAGGCCGCCGAACTCGCATCGGCCGCGGTGTTGGCGCGGTGCATCTGCACGTCGTTGGTTTCGTCGAGACCTGACAGCGCCGCGGTATGGGCCGCCTCCGCGGTCTCGGCCGTGGCGATGGCCCGGTGGATCGGGTCCACGCCCACCGTCGCCACCGGCCAGCACGCGCAGGCCAGCGCCGTGAGATCGGCGACGCGGACCTGCGCGGCCCGGTAGGTCAGGCCGTAGCTGTCAGCGAACGCGACCTCCTCGGCGAGCCACCAGCGCAGGTGCTCGAGCAGCTGCACCGCACCGGCGGGCGTGGCGCAGGCCATCGTGACCAGGACGTCGCCGGCCTCTCGGTAGGCTTCCTCGGCGAGGATGGCGGCCTCGCCGTCGGGCGCGACCTGAAACGCGTCGTAGGCGGCATGATGGGTGGCGATGGCCGCGTGGACGGGATCGGGTTCGGTCATGCCGATCCTCCTGCCGGCATGCCGTTGGCGAACAGGTCGGGCTTCATCTCGGCCGCGCGGGCCCAGACCTCCGTCACGACCTCATGGCTGAGGAGTTCCTGGGCGGCGAGGATGAAGGCGCGGCGCCGGCCGTCCTTGGCGGAAGAGGCGGCCAGGGTGTCGGCGGCACGCGCCTGGTTTCGCTCGGCCCGACGAAGCGTGCCGATCCGCTCCTGCAGCCGCGGGCGGATCCGGCGCTTGCGCTTGTGGGCGGTGGTGGCGCGTCGGCGCCATTCCGGGTCCGCGCCGCGCAGATCGGCGGCGGACAGCTGGTCCTCGATCCGGGCAATCTCGCCGTCGAGGACCGCCAGCAGCTGGCGCCCCTCCTCGGCGGTCGGGATGTCGTCGAGGTGGATGGCGCGTCCGTCGATCAGTAGAACGTCGATCCCGACGAGGCCGCGGGTGGGAGGAATGCGACCGATCGCGTTCATGCCCGTGCCTCCATCAGGAAGTCGGCATCGTCCGGCGCGGCCTTGCCGGCCTGGGCCCAGGCGGGCAGCGATCCGCTGCCGGTCCAGGCGGCCCGATCGCGGTCATCGTGATCCGGCTCGTCGCCGAAGCCGGTGAACCCCGGCGGCAGGCTCTCCCCGGTGGCGCCCAGGATCGCGCGGGCCGCGAGGGTCAGATACAGGCCCGCGTCACTGTCGGCAGCGCGCCCCTCGGCCGCTATCGCCATTGCCAAGCCGGTGACGCGCAGACCGTCCGGGGTGACCGGGGCCGGCAGGGCGAGAATCCGCAGGACTTCTTCGCGCCGCGCCTCGTTCACCGCCAGCGCGGATTTGTGGGCGGAAGAGGTGGGATTCGAACCCCCTTCGATCGGCCGGGCAGCCACGAACCAGGCATAGGCGGTCAGGAGGCGATGCCGGCACGCAACGTGCGGGTCGGTGATGCGGGTGGTGATCACGACAGCACCCCTTCGTGCGAGATGGTCAGACGTCCGGCGCGGTAGTCCTCGACCCGAACCTCAGTCGTGACGCCGTGTGGCGCGCGGGCGGTGCCGGCGATGGCCTGCTCGTCCGCATCCGCCGGCGCTCGCCGGAGGCGGTCATCGGGGTGGGCGACAACCGCTTCGACCTCGACGCCATGCTGATCGACGTCCGCCTGTCCGAGGTGCCGGCCCCGGCCAAGGGGGACACCTTCGAGGTGGAAGCGGACGACGGCGAGCCCGGTGGCCTGTTCGAAGTCATCGGGCTCGCCACGATCGACAGTCACCGCCTGGTGCGCACCTGCGAGGTGGCGGCGGTCGCCGAGGACGATCTCGAGGAAGAGGGGCCGTGAGGCTCACCGCCCAGGCGCCGGACATCCGCGGTGCGCTCGCCGGTACCGAGGTGCAGATCGCCCGCTCGGTCACGGCCGGGATGCGCGAGGTCACCGACGGGTTGAAGGAGGACCTGCGCGCCGAGGTGCGCGAAGCCGGGCTCGGCCCGCGCCTCGCCAATACGTGGCGCGGCCAGACCTTCCCCAAGACCGGCGAGAGTGCGGACGCCGCGGCCTACGTCTCCTCGAACGCCCCGAAGCTGATCGATGCCTTCGACCGCGGCGTGACGATCAAGGCCAAGAACGGCCAGTACCTCGCGATCCCGACGCCCGATGCCGGCGTCCGGCAGCTGTGGAAGCAGCGCACGAAGGGTTCGACCGACAACACCCTGTCCCCCGCAGCGTGGGAGCGGGAGACCGGCACCAAGCTGCGCTTCATTCCGACCCGCAGCGGCGGCGTGCTGGTCGCCGATGCCTTCTACCGACGGCAGGCCGCGCGCTTCCAGCGCCGCAAGAGCTTCCGCCCGATCCGCGAGGCCGGCCCGGCGAAGGGGCGCACCTTCGTGGTGATCTTCGTCCTGGTGCGCCAGGCCAAGCTCCGCAAGCGGCTCGACATCGACACGACGGCCAGGGCCTGGGCCGAGCGCGTGCCGGCCGCCATCGCCGCCAACTGGCAGGCTTGATCCGAGGACGTCGCCATGGCGCGCTTCGCTCCGTTCGTCGCCCTGCTCCTGCTGCTCATCGCGCCTGCCCTGGCCGAGCCGCCGCCGACCGTGGCGCCCGGCGCAGCGCAGAGCGTGCAGCTGCAGCCGGTCGCGATCTACGGCGCCGATGGCCGAGTGGTCTCGTTCCCCGATCCGAACCGGACAATGGTCATGCCGTTCGTCCGGGCGACCGGCAGCGGCTTCATGTTCCCGGCGACCTCGTCGCCGCAGCAATTCCTGGTCACCCAGCCGGCCGGCACCACCACTTACCGGGCCTACAACCCGTGCGCCGCGGCGGACGTCCGGATCACCAGCGTGTCGGCGCTCGAGCCGCTGGTCGCGGTCGCGACCGAGTACCCGGGCGTGGCACGGGTCACCTCCCGCACGGGGACGATCGATCGATTCAGCGGAACACGGTTCGGCCGCGGCGCAGAGACCCTGGGCAGCGCCGCCAACCCGATGGGTGGCCCGAACCGCATCGTCTCCATCATGATCGTGCCGATTCCCGGCTACCCGGCCGACCTCTCCGGCATGACCTGCGAATTCGAACTCATGTACGGGAGCGGCGGCTGATGCGCTTGCGTCACATCGCGCTCTGCGGCGCGCTCCTGGCGACGCCCGCCGCAGCGCGCGTGCCCGGGACCGCCGGCCCGCCAGGGCTGCGCGGCGAGAAGGGCGAGCCCGGGGCACCCGGACCGAAAGAAGATCCTGGTGAGCGAGGACTTCCGGGAGCGGCTGGGCCGTCTGGACCGAATGGCGAGCGCGGCCCCGCAGGGTCTACCGGACCACAGGGCAACGCTGGATCTCAGGGCGTACCCGGTCCGGCCGGCCCCGCAGGCGCCGCCGGTGAGCGCGGTCCTGCTGGTGCGCAGGGATTGACGGGACCAACCGGACCCGCCGGCCCGACAGGCGCACAGGGCTCGACAGGAGCCACCGGGGCAACCGGCCCTGCGGGTGCCGCCGGCACACCGCGGCGTGTGGAGCGCTACACTCAGCCCGCCAACGCGAGCGGTGTCGCCACTTTCACTTGGCCGCCCTGCACCACGACGCCCGACGTGGATGTGATCCCGGGGTGGATCACGATCGGCGGCGTGCAGCAGATGGTGACTGGTGGCGTCGCTTCGCAGACCGCATCGGGCGCGACGGTCACCGTGAAGATCTCGCAGGGCACGATCGCCCTTTCCGGCACGCCGTTCAGGCAGGCCGACAGCGGCACGGCCTCGACCGTCCGCGTGATCTGCAACTGAGCGGGCATCCATGCCGAGCAAGCGAGAACAGGTCCTGCAGGGCGTCTCGGTCCTGCTGAAGGGCGCCTTGCCGAAGGCCGCGCACTTCCGCAACGAGGTGAAACCGGAGACGATCCCGACCGGCGGCTTCGTCAACATGGACGACGGCGACCCGGGCGAGCCCGAGGTCACGCTGAACCCCACCACCTGGATCTATGAGCACGCCATCCCGGTCGACGTCGCTGCGCTCAAGAGCCGGACCGTCAGCGCCGAAGTGCGGCTGGACGCCATGCTGCAGGCCATCGGCGCGGCCGTGGCGGCGGACCGGACCCTCGGCGGCCTCTGCGACTACCTGATGGTGCAGGCCGCCACTACCGAACCGCTGACGGCGGAGGGCGCGGCCGTCTCGCGCCTAGCGCTGGTCGAGATCGTCGCCGTCTACGGCACCTCCGATCCCCTGAACTGAACCTGAGGAGAGAACCATGGGGGCGGCACCGCGAGATGCGGCCGCGGTCGCGCGGCTGCACGAATTCCTACGGTACGACCCTGAGACAGGATGTCTCTTCTGGCGCAAGAAGCCGAGCAAGCGTGTCGTCGTGGGGGCACCAGCAGGCTTCCCGACCGCCACAGGCCACCTTCGCATCGAGATCGCCGGACACCGCTACTGGACTCACCACATTGCATGGCTCTTCGTCCACGGTGTGTGGCCGAGCGACATAGTGGACCACATCAACGGGCGGCCTGACGATAACCGCATCGCGAACCTTCGCATCGCCGATGCTTCGAAGAGTATGCAGAACAGCAGGATATATTGCACAAATACATCTGGTTTCAAGGGTGTTAGTTTCTGCAAGCAGACGGGCAAATGGCGCGCTGCAATTACCAAGAACACCCGCCGAGTGCATCTCGGTCGCTACCCGTCACCTGAGCTTGCGCACGCCGCCTACGTCCGGGCTGCGGGTCGCATGTTCGGCGAGTTCGCCCGAGTCGCCTGACCCTCAACCTCTAGAACATTCAGGAGAGCACTATGGCTAGGGCCAGAGGCGCGAACGCCATCATGGCGGCTGCCTTCGAGACCACCTATGGCGTCCCGCCGGTCAGCGGCTTCCGGAAGCTGCCCTTCGTCTCGTCCAACCTCGGCGAGGAGCAGGGCCTGATCGCCAGCGATCTACTCGGCTACGGCCGCGAGCCGCTGCCGCCGACCCGCGACGTCGTGAACAACGACGGCGACGTGGTCGTGCCGATCGACCTGCGCAACTTCGGCAACTGGCTGAAGCTGTTCATGGGCGCGCCGTCGAGCACCGATGCCACCGGCGTGCGCACCCACGTGTTCACGTCCGGCGCCGTCGCCCTCCCTTCGATGACGGTGGAGGTCGGCCTGCCGGAGGTGCCGAGCTACGGCCAGAACTTCGGCGTGCGCGGCAACACCATGCGGGTGCAGATGCAGCGCTCCGGCCTGCTCACCGCAACGCTCGGCCTGATCGCGCAGGGCGAGAACAAGTTGGTGGCGTCGGCCGCCGGCACGCTCGCCGAGGCCAGCGTGGAGCGGTTCAGCCCGTTCCAGGGTGCCATCACCCGGGGCGGCCAGCCGCTCGGCTCCGTCGTGTCGGCCGACTTCACCTACACCAACAACCTCGACAAGGTGGAGGTCATTCGCGGTGATGGCCGGATCGAGGATGCCGACCCCGGCATGGTCATGATGTCCGGCAACGTCACGGTCCGGTTCGCCAACACCGTCCTCCTCGACCAGGCGACCGCCGGCACGCCGGTGGAGCTCACCTTCGGCTGGGTCACCGACGCGGCGCGCTCGCTCGTGTTCACGGCGCACGCCGTCTACCTGCCGCGCGCCAAGACGCCGGTGACCGGCCCGAACGGGGTGCAGGCCACCTTCGCGTGGCAGGCGGCGAAAGACATGACGCTCGGCAAGACCGTCACCGCCACGCTCATCAACAACGTCGCGACATACTGAGCGCGGTATGGGCCGCATCCGGGTCGGCAAATCCCTTGCCCTCCGGGCGCGGCCCTCGGTACAACGGCATGACCCCGCTCGTGCGGGGATGGATCGCACGGAAGGTATTCGCACCTGCCGTGCGTTAGCTTTGCTCGCTACGCTGAGCGAAGTTCCCCGCGGGCCTGGGGATCGTTGCGAACCTGCCGACCGGCAAGATGATCGCACATCAGCGTCCGATCGCTTCTTTCTCCGCGAGAAAAAATGATCAAGCTCTCCCAGTCGGTCGAACCGTTCTGGCTCGACGTCTTGCCCGGCGTCCGGATTCGCTTCCGGCCGATCACCGTCGCTTCGATGCTGGTCGCCCGCGAGGCCGTTGGCAAGGTGTTCCGCGGCGAGGATCAGGACGACGTCGGCGCCCGCGCCAACATCGCCCTCGTGCGCGAGCTCGCCCGCCGCGGCATCGTGGAGTGGGAGGGTATCGGCGATGCCGATGGTCAGCCGATCCCGGTCACCCGCGAGGCCGTCGATCTCCTGATGGAGAATTGGCCGGCCTACGACGCGATCGACAACCTCTACGTCGCGCCGGCCCTGGCGAGGGACGCGGAAAAAAAACGCATCGTCGAACTCGTCCGCTGGCACTTCGGTGGCGGCGCCGGATACTGCGACGCCTGCGGCGTAGAATGCGAGGCCTGCCCGTACCGCGAGCACGCACCTGCCACGGATGATGGCCTGACGGCCTGGGCCGTGATTCGTCGCTGCGGCGGACAGGTCAGGGCCGGCATGGGCGCCCCCTATGCTCTCGACTTCGGCGCTGTGCTGGCGCTGGCCGACGCCATGGGCGCGTCATCCGCGCTCCTCGCCGACGTCCTGCCGCACGTCGAGCCCGTCATCGTGAAGGCCTACCAGGAGCAGAGCGAGAATGCCGACTAGCGTCGCCACCCCCGACAACACCGGCTGGACCACGCCATGATGAGCCGCATCCTTGCACCCCTCGTGCTCTCGGTTGCCCTTGCTGCGCCGGCTGCCGCGCTGGAGATCAAGTCCGACCCGCGGACTGGGGCAATCCCGTCGCTCACAGCCCCGGGCGAGATCGCCATCAATCGCGCGGACGGGAGGTTGTTCTGGCGCATGCCGGACGGAAGCCTCGGGACATCGACCCTGCTGAACGCCCTGCCGAGCGGCCGGCGCGCCGTCGAGCAGGGCCAGTCCGACGACCAGACCGTCGCGCCGAACCCGGCCGCCCCGCTCAACACGCTCTCTCGCCTGCTTGCCGACCGACAGACTACGACCTACACGCCCGATCTCGGCCCCGGCATCGTCGGTGCGCCGCGCTCAGTCGTTGAAGCTCTGGATGCCGGCTATCTCGACGCCCGCGCTCTGGGCTTCCGCTCTTGCTTGACGGACTGCGCTGCGGCGCGGGCGGCGAACGACGCGGCTGCGGCATCCCTAAGCTCCAAGCTCTCGGACGTCGGCGGCACGATCTTTTTTCGTCGCGGAATTTGGCCCTTTACCCAAGGATTCAATCTCACCGACAAGCATTTCGGGGTCGTTGGCGAGGGTGAGGGCCGGACGATCCTCCGGTTCGATGGAACGGGAAATCTTTTCAACATCACAGAGAACAGTCTGTTCTATCGGTTGGAGTTTCGCAGTTTCACGGCATGGGCCGCTTCGACCGGCGCCAACACCACCATCAAAATCGTCCGGCCGCTCGGAAACAGCTCTACCCAGACCGGCCCCAACATCAGAAACGTCGAATTCGTCCCGACAGACCCGGCGAAGTATCAGTGGCAGACTGGCATCGACTGCCTCGGATGTTGGAGCCTGAACGTAACGGAAAATCTTTTTGTCGGCAAAGACAACGCGTTCAGCGCCGATTTTCTTATTCTCAGAGATAAGTCAACCCCTCCCACCATCATCAACAACAAGGTGTTTTCGGCTAATAGGGCTGTCTATGCTCCGCCCGGGGCGTTTGTGGAGGGTCCAATTATTGTCGCCAACCAGTTCGTCGGCGTAAATTACGGGATCTTTCTCGATAATGCGAACAATGCCCCGGGCGCACAAATTATTGGAAATCACATCAATGCATACATCGCTGGAATTGTTTCCATTGCTAGACCGCAGGTGATGATCGCGAAAAATCTTCTGTATCGCTATGGAAGCTCGACGACCGGTTTTGACTGGAATGGCATCTATCTTGGGGCGGCATCGTCCGATGCATCTATCGAAGATAATTCTTTCTACGGTTATAAGGGCCAGTATCCGGGCAACGCCACGGCCGTGACTGGTGTAAATTCTACGGCCGGATCGGTCTTCGGCGGAATGATGGCCGATCTGAACTACGGGATTGTCGGGTCCCAGAACTGGGCCGTCGTCTACGATAACATCAAAACGCGAAATGTAACCACTTTCGATTATCAGCTTGGCGCCGGGTCTTACAGGGGCAATGTCTGGGCTTTCTGATCAGCCGCCCCGCCGTGACCTTGCCCCGACCGCAGCGCCACCCGGCCTGGTCCTGACACCCTGACATTTGGAGAGCGGCGATGGACGACGGCAGAGTCGCGCTGGAAGACAGCCGGCGAAATCTCAACACCGCAATGGATGGTTTCAGCAGAAACCTTTCCGGCCTTCGCTCTGATTGGAACTCAGAGTATTGCAAGACAATCAAAACAATCTGGTTCGGAGCGGCAATCATTATTGTCGCGTTCTACGGGGCTGTCTTTTTCGTGCTCAACAGCTTGTTCGGACGCCCCTGGTTCTAATATCCCGACACAGGAGACATTTTATGACCGCGACGACGTTCGAGCGGGCGATGCCGCTCGTCCTGGCCCACGAGGGCGGATGGTCCGACGACCCGGCCGACCCGGGGGGTGCGACGAACCTCGGGGTGACGATCGGCACCTTGAGCCTGTGGCTCGGCCGGCCGGCGACGAAGGCGGAGGTGAAGGCCCTCACCGTCGCGACCGTGGCGCCGATCTACCGGCAGCGGTTCTGGGACAAGATCCAGGGCGACGCACTGCCGGTAGGCCTGGGCTACGCGCTGTTCGATTTCGCGGTGAACAGCGGATCGAAGCGCGCGGTGATCGGCCTTCAGCGCGCCTTGGGCGTAGGCGATGACGGCAAGCTCGGGCGCATCACCCTGGCCGCTGTCGCAGAGCGCGACACCAAGGCGCTGATCGACGCCCTGTGCGACGGGCGGCTGGCCTTCCTGCGGGCGCTGTCGACCTGGCCGCGGTTCGGCCGGGGCTGGGCCCGGCGGGTCGAGGAGGTGCGCAAGGCGGCGCTCGCCATGGCAGCCGAGCCCGCAGCCACGGCCGGCCCTTCTAAGTGCTCGACCTGCGGCAAGCTGATCGCCGCCTGATCAACTTCCCGGAAATCCCGGGCAGATCGACCCGAGCCGGCCGGGCCAGCCGGGCACATCCCACACAATCAGGACACACTCATGCACCGCATCTTCCTCGCGGCGCTGGCGCTCGCCTGCGTCTGTTCTCCCGCCATGGCCGGCGCCGGTCCGGTTGCCGAGATGCTGCCCGTCAGCAGCAACCTGTCCCACGGCCTCGCCTTCGGCCTCCTGCTGTTTGGCACCCTGGCGCTGGCCGTCGCCGTCTGCCTCGCCGCTCGGGCCCGGCTGCCGATCCTCGGCATCCTCACCGCCGCGCTGATCGCCGTCATCGCCGAGCCGGCGCTCGCCGCCGAACTCGCCACCGCCGACACCACCCGCGTCACGCTGTCGGCCGCGCCCTGGATCGAGCTCGTCCGGGAGATCGTCATCACCGCCGTCATCCCGGCGGTCGCCGCCTACCTGATCCAGGCCATCCGCAAGGTCTACCCCTGGGCCGCCCTGTTCCTGACCCAGGCCCGGGTCGAGCAGATGGCGAACGCCGTTACCGAGTACGCCATCAACGCGGTGCCCGGCGCCGTGAAAGAAGGCAAGCTGTCGATCAACGTCGGCTCGCAGGTGATCGCCAAGGCGGTGCAGCGGGCGGTCGACGCGGCGCCGGCCAAGGCCCTCGAGGCGGCGGGTGGGCAGGCCGGCCTCGCCGAGATCGTCTTCCGCAAGCTCAACCTCGAGGACGGGGCGAACGAGGACAATACCCTTGTCCCCGTCGTCGCCAGCCTTCCGGCGGCGCGATAGGCCGGCCGTCATGCTGTTCCCCGCCGGCCCGAGCACGCCCGCCCACCCGGCGGGCGCCTACAGCTTCAACCGCCTGTTCGAGTGGGCCATGGCGGTTATGATGCTGCTGATCGCCCTGACGCTCGCGATGCCGGGCGATACGATGGAACGCGCCTCGCTCAAGCCCATCGCCGCGCTCGGTTTCAGCGAGGGGAACATGGCGTTCTTCTTCGGGGCGGTGGGCGTGCTGCGCGTCACCGCCCTCTGGCTCAACGGCCACATCAACAACGGCATCACGAAGCCGAACGGCGCCAACGTGCGGGCGGTGTGCTCGGCACTTGGCGCCCTGGTGATGGCGCAGCTGACCCTCGCCCTGGTGGTCGACGCCTTCACGGCCGAGGCGCCGTCCTTCGTCATCCCGGTCTTCGGGACCCTGACCCTGTTCGAAGCGGTCTCGTGCTACGTGGCCCGCCTCGACGCGGTGGATCGCAGGTCACGGCTCGGCCGAGCCCTCGCTGCGCTGGAGCGTATGAAGTAGCATGGAGCACCTGATCGCATTGCTCCCCCTGCTGTCGTCGATGCCGGCGCTGCAGGTCTTCGTCGGCGGCGCGGTGGCCGTCACCTGCGTCGCCATGGTGCTGCGGGCCAACAAGGACAAGCACGAGGTCCCAGCCTCAGCGCCCGGTTCGGTAGGTGACGCTATGGTGCATCTCCAGGGCCCGGCCGAGGTGCTGAACATCCTGCGCGACCTGAGGGAGATCGGCCGCCAGCAGGTCGAGCATCTGATGCGGATCGCGGAATGCGAGCGGGCCGCCCGCGAACAGCTGACGGCACAGACCGACCTGCTGCGCAGCATCGATCGGGAGCAGGTTCGAAACCACGGCCACGACTGACCGGCGGGAACCCGCCCTGCCGTTGAGCGGTTGTTCCAGCGGATTTCCAGACCCGAGACCCCGCCTTCAGCCCCGCCGGCACCCGCCGAGCGGGGTTTTTTCGTTTCAGCCTAACCCTTCCGGCCACGGCACGTCCTGGCCGATGACGAGGACCAGCGGCATGCGTTGCCGCCAGTCGGTAGACCGGTCCGACGCATCGTGCAGCCACACCCGAAGCGGTCGGTCACGCTTGGTGCGCCAGCGCAGGGCCTCATCCAAGCCGGTGCGCACGGCCTCAGCCGCGCCTTGCTGGTCCGTCGCCCGCCCCTGCTTCGGCGGCCCCGTCGCCGCCCGGTAGGTTAGGCACCGGACCCATTCGAAGCCCTGGAGACCTGGGTGCGGTAGATCAGCCGAACTGGCCGCCGGCGACCACGCCGACGCAATCCGGGCCGCGCTTTTGCCCTGGTTGACCGAAACGATGCCGGTCCCACCGCTCCTGCCTCCGCTGTCGCCGGGCGCTCCGTAGCGCACCGGCGACCATGCCCTCGCGCTGTCGCCCCAGAGGTCCCATGATCCGCTCTGCTCTCTCCCTGGCCGCCCTGGTCGGGCTCGCCGTGTCGCCCGCCCAGGCACTGGACCCGACCAAGTCGGGGCGCTACGGGCGAGGTGATGCCGACAGCCTCGACGTCGGCGGCGCTGCCAACGTCGGCTCGCTCACCGCCATGGGTAGGGTCACTGCCGGCACTGTGCAGATCAGGGGCACCGGCTCGTCAGGGCCGATCGACGGGATGACGGTAGGCGGCAAAACGCTCGCCACGCAGATGTCGCCGCAGGGCTGGATCAGCGATTACCAGCCGTTCCTCAGTAAAAACGTCGCGTCGACCGGCCGCAGCGGGTGGGACTTCTCGCCATGCACGCTCCCCGGCGAGGGTTGTGGGCTGTTCTTCTTCCAGCGCCCGCGGGACGGCGTGACGGGCAACCCGGGCCAGTCGATTCGCATCGAGAAGTGGGCCGACTATCAGACCAACGTCGGCGAGGAAGATTTCAACAAGTCAAAGACTCTCGTCACGATCAAAACGCGGCTGTACCCTCAGACTAGGCAGCACGAGATCGGCCTTTCGGTCAACATGACCCAGGTCAACCCTGTCGGCGGCAATAGCGCAGCCTACTTGTCCGCGTACCGGGGTCGGTCGGACGCCGGCTACGGCTTCGGCCCAGATGGCAATCCGGTGCCCTCCAACGACGCCAATCCCCCGGCACGTGTCATGGGCCGCAACGGCACCGTAACCAACTGGGGATCTCACGGCGATGTCTATCCCCTTGTCGTGGAGGGGCGGGACTATGTCCGCAACCCGTCGCAGGGCGCAGCCGCCGCCGAGTTCGACCTGTGGGCCATCGGCGAGGATAGGAACAAGAAGCGCGGCGGCATCAACATGGTCCTCGGGCCGATCCCCGGGGTCAACGACGCGCACCCCCAGCCGGCCGGCTACATCGTTCCGCAGTTCGACTACGGTGTCCAAGTTGGCGCCCAGCACGGCATCCGGAATTTCGCCAACGTTGGCTACGCCTACCATGTGGGTGCGGGCATCTATTCCAACCTCCTCGGCAGCCGAGCCAACTCCGACCAGATATCCGTGGTCAACGGCGTGGACCTCCGCAACATCTCCCTGACTGGGAGGGCGTTTGCGTCCAACAACTTCGAGGTGGACGGCCAAGGCAACCTCAACGCGAACACCTTCAGCGCGGGCGGCTCCTCCGGCGCGACCTGCGCGGCCGGCGAGGTGGTGCTCGCGAAGCTCGTCATCAAGAACGGCATCATCACCCAGTGCAAATAGCTCCGGCTGCGCCAGCTGTTCGGTGGCGCTCACAGGCCAACGCGCGCCGGTGCACGACCTCGCCCTCTACTTCTCGCGCAGAACCCATGATCGAGCCGGGTGGTGCAGCCTTCTAGCGCGCGAGGCGGCGCGGAGGTTCACCCGCCGCTCACCTGCTCCGCGAAATCCTCAGGCACCTCGCCGAACTGCCCGAGGATCGTCGCGCTCTCGAGTTCGCCCGTCTCGTCGTCCGCCACAATGCACAGCGCCGCCGTGCCTGGCATCCGCTTGGCGGTCGCCTCGGCCCGCTTGAGCGCCCCGCTCTCCGTCGGCGCCACGTCCCGGTTGCCCGGCCGCAACCGCTTCCGGTGGATCTCGAACGTCTGCACCATGAACGTCGTCCGCATGCCCATCACGATCTCCTGACCCTGTCGTTTCCACTCCGCACAGGCTCGAAGCTCGGCCTTGACCGGGAACCGCAAGCCTGTTTGTTCTCTTTCTGTTCTAACACGGAGGGCGCACGTGAGTCTCTATCGGGTCGGTGCAGAGGCGGCGGACGAAGGCGGGCTTGTGCGGATCCCGTTTATGCTCCCGACGCTCTGCGCCGGGTTCCCGAGCCCCGCCGAGGACTTCATCGAAGGCGCGCTCGAGCTTCCGCGCTGGCTCGTGCCCAACCCGCCCGCCACCTTCATCTGGCGGGTGCGCGGCTGGTCGATGAAGGGCGCGGGCATCCACGACGAGGATCTGGCCGTGGTCGACCGCTCGCTCTCGCCCTCGTCCGGCGCGGTCGTCGTCGCGGTCGTCAATGGCGAGATGAGCCTGAAGCGCCTCGTCGCCCAGGGCAACCGGCTGTCCCTCTCCTTCGACAACCCGGAGATGGGCGAATTCGTCCTGGAGGACCTGGAGGAAGGCCTGCTCTGGGGCGTGCTGCTGTTCTCGGTGCGCTGGCACCACGTGAAGGCCCGCGCGAGCCTCGTGCGATGAGCCGAGCGATCGCGCTCATCGACGGCAATTCCTTCTACTGCTCCTGCGAGCGCGTGTTCGATCCGAAGCTCGCCGGCGTGCCGGTGATCGTGCTCTCGAACAACGACGGCTGCGCCATCGCCCGCACCGCCGAGGCCAAGGCACTCGGGATCCGCATGGGCGAGCCCTACTTCAAGATCCGGCAGCTGTGCCGGTCCAAGGGCGTGCGCGTCTTCTCCTCGAACTACGCCCTCTACGGCGACATGTCGGCCCGGGCGAACACCGTCTACCGCCAGTTCGCGCCGGACGTGGAGATCTACTCGATCGACGAGAGCTTCCTCGATCTCTCCGACGTGCGCGAGCGCGACCGGGTGGCTCTGGCGAAGGATCTCCGCTCGACGGTGCGGCAGTGGACCGGCCTGCCGACCTGCGTCGGGATCGGGCCGACGAAGACGCTCGCCAAGCTCGCCAACCACATCGCCAAGACCATCCCCGAACTCGGGGGCGTGTGCGACCTGTCCGACGAGGCCGAGCGCGCTGCCTGGATGGTCGGGATCTCGGTGGGCGAGGTCTGGGGCATCGGCCGCGCCTCGCGGGCGCGCCTCGAGGCCATGGGCGTCGACACGGTGGCGGACCTGCGCGACCTCGATCCCCGGCCGGCCCGCGCCTCGCTGACGGTGGTGGGCGAGCGGATCATCCACGAGCTGCGCGGACGGGCCTGCCTGCCGCTCGAGATCGTGCCGGCCCGGCGCAAGGGCTGCGCGGTGACGCGCTCGTTCTCCTCGCGCATCATCGAACGGACGGTGCTGGAGCAGGCGGTGGCGGCGCACGCCACGCGCCTCGGCGAGAAGCTGCGGCGCGACGGGCTCGCGGTCTCGGCCGTCACGGTCTTCTACCACACCAGCGAGCACGACCGCGGCGACCCGATGCGCGCGGTCTCGACGGTAGTGCATCTCCCCGAGGCGACGAACGACAGCCGCCACCTGATTCAGGCAGCGCTCCACGGGGTCGCGAAGACCTGGAAGGAGCAGGGGCCGACGCCCTGGCGCTACAGCAAGGCGGGGCTCGTCACGAAGGATCTCGTGCCGCTCGATGGGGCACCACGCCCGCTGTTCGGTGCCCTCGACCGGGAGAAGTCCGGTGCGCTGATGGCCGCGATGGACGCCTGCAACAGCCGGTTCGGGCGTGGCGCCGTGGTGCCTGCCCGAGCTGGACTCGTCGAGAAGCGCACTTGGTCGACAAAGTTCGAGATGCGCTCGCCGCGGTTCACGACGCGGTTGAGCGAGGTGCCGAGCGTTAGCGCTATCTCTCCGGCGGCCGCAGCGACGTGGCAGGCGGGGACCACGCAGAGTCTGTGATGGTTGTAAATTTATGAATGCGCGCAACTCCACGGCCATTTATCGTTACCACCGTGGATGTCGGGGAAACCGGCACCGAGTTGGGCCTCGCGCAAGATTGAGAGGGCATCGTGTCGGAGGAAAACGGGGAGTCTCATGATGGTAGCCTACAAAGCAGCACTGGACGCCGCAGAAGAAGCCGAAGGACGCTTAGCAACATTTCGGAGAATGATCGCCACAAAAGAAGCGCAGATAACGAAGGACGAGAAGCAAGTCAACAAGACGAAGGTGAGGGTGAAAACAAAGACGACGGTGACACGTTAAAGAACATATATAGAGATAGCGACTGGGGACGTGAGCTTCCGCAGCTTACTGACGAACCGTGGCGTCGCCCAGTCGCAAGAGATTTCGCTCGTGTAACGCATAGTGTTAGCTTTCGTAGACTGCAGGGAAAGACTCAGGTATTTCCCGGCCATGAGTCTGATTATTTTAGGAACAGACTCACGCACTCGCTAGAGGTTGCTCAAATAGCCGAAGGCATTGCCGATAAGATAAATTACGAGCACGAGAATAAATTCGGCAAAGTTCCCATCGATTCGAAGTTGTGTGCCACCGCAGCTTTAATGCATGACTTGGGACACCCTCCATTCGGCCATAATGGTGAGCGCGCCTTAGATGATAGGATGCGCCAATATGGGGGATTTGAGGGAAACGCGCAGACTCTCAGAATTATAAGCCGACTCGAAAAGAAAGTCATTGATCGCGGCGATGAGTGCGAGCACTCTTCATACAAAAAAGACAAGAGACTTGGCTTAAATCTTAGCTATAGAACAATTGCATCTATTTTGAAATATGATCACGAAATCGAACCCACAAGATCATCTACAGAAAAACTTGTAAAAGGCTATTATGCCTCTGAGTCCGATCTCGTGAAAAGGGTTAAGCAGGCTGTAGAGCCGGGATGGGTGGGTAAATTCAAAACAGTCGAGTGCGCAATAATGGATATTGCGGACGATATTGCTTACTCTACCTACGACTTGGAAGATTGCCTGAAGGCCGGGTTTCTTTCACCGGCCGAAATACTTGCTTCTCCCGAGCCCCTGCTAAGGAGGGTGGCAGACAAGGTATCGGCGAACCTCACCAAAGAACGAGGCAAGACCGTAAAAGTTACAAGAGAGAACATACTGAGTGTTTTTTATGATATATTCAAAGATTTGCTTCCAAAATCACTGAGCAAGTTCAGACTTGCTTTCATGCGCGAAGAGCAATTGACATTGCGACGTATTGCGGATGCAGTGGGCTTGTTTGAAGCCTCAAGAGAACTTTCCGAGTCTGGCTACCGAAGGACGGCGCTTTCTAGCCAGTTATACCGCCGCGCTTAGGTTTTGACTCGTTGGGGTTTTCACCGGCTTGTGGAGGTGATTCACTGCCTCCCTGAACCGGGGAGGAGCCTGTGACGCGAGCCGTCGAGATCCGGAGTGACGTGGCCACAGCCACCGAGCTCCGGCAGCAAGCCAAGCGGGAGCCGCGTCGGCGGACAGCTCTGCGCCTGCTGGCGGTCGCCAACGCGCTTGATGGCATGAGCCGGGCGGAAGCGGCGCGGGCCGCTGGCCTCGAGCGACAGGCGCTGTGCGATGCCGTCAAGCGCTTCAACGCCGAGGGGCTGGCCGGTTTGATTGACCGCCCGCCCGGCCGCCGGCCAGAGCGTCTGAGCGAGGGCGAGCAGGCGGTGCTGGTCCACCACATCCTGCGGGGGTCCGATCCCGACCGGGGCGAGCCCGCCAGCTGGACCCTGCCGGACCTGTGCCGCTTCATCGAGGCCCGCTTCGGCAAGACCATGCTGCCCCAGTCGATGTCGCGCCTGGTGCGCCGGCTGGGCTTGTCGAAGCAGAAGACCCGCCCGGTTCACCCGCAGCGCGACGCCAAGGCTGCGCAGGCCTTCGCAAAAAGGGGCTCCGCGCGGCTCTGACGAGCGCCGCCCAGGCCCATCCCGGCCGGCAGATCCGTCTCTTCTTCATGGACGAGGCCCGGGTCGGGCAGAAGGGGCGCAGCGGCCATCGCTGGTGGATGCGTGGCCAGCGTCCGGCGGGACGCTGCGACGGCCGCTTCCAGTCCGCCTACATCTTTGCCGCCGTCGAGCCGCGGACCGGCTCGGCGTTCGGTCTGGTGCTGCCGCGCGTCTCGACCGAGGCGATGAGCCTGTTCCTGGCGCAGTTTGCGGCCACGCTCGAGCCGGACACGCAGGCCGTCGTGGTGCTGGACGGGGCAGGCTGGCACATTGCCAAGGATCTGCGCGTGCCCGACGCCGTGACGCTGGTGCGGCTGCCCGCCTACAGCCCCGAGCTCAACCCGGTCGAACGGATCTGGCTGTACCTGCGCGAGCGCTTCCTCTCGGCACGCGTGTTCCCCAACTACGAGGCGATCGTTGAGGCCTGCTGCACCGCCTGGAACGCACTCACCGCTGAGCCAGAGCGCGTCCGCTCTATCGCAAACTTCCCATACATCGCACGCGTCAATGCCTAGGCGCGGCGGTATTAGTGAATGAAGCGATCAACGGAGTTCTCTTCGAATACAATGAAAATTTCCCAGCAATGAGCAAGCCGTTTCTGCGTGAGGATATACAAACAAAGATCGAAATACTTAAGCAGTATACTTATGAGGCAACAATCTACAGTGCAAGAGTAAAGGTCTCAGAATTCCGAGGGTATGATGTTGTCCAGAGTATTTTTGATGCCCTAGCAAGTGACAGAGGGTATCTCCTTATGCCGGAAGATTTGAGAAGGAACTTCAAGCTCGTGGAGAGAAATGCGTCGAAGCGCATGAGGGCCATTTGCGATTTCGTCGCCGGTATGACCGATCGTTACGCGCTTGAGTTCTATGCGCGCCTATACTCTGACGACGCCCAGAGCATCTTCAAGCCTATCTAATACAAGTCGGTGTTCATATTGGCTGTTTAACCACCTTAATGGGGCGCACACGATGCGCCCCATCATAATTGTGCAATTTGGCCGCCCTCACCCGACCGTCGCCAGCAGCACCGCCGTCCTGACCGCATGCCGCTGCTGCGGCCCGGTCACGCCCTCCCGCGCCAGTACCTCGACCGCGTAGGCGTGCGCCATGACGGCCGCGGCGACGTCGATGCTGCCCTTCCCGACCTCGACCGATACTGGCTTCGACGGGTCCGCGAGATAGGCGGAGATCGCCGCGTCGAGCGCGTCGTCGGTGAGGAGCTTCTGCTTGTAGGCCTCGCCGCCGGTCATCGCTTGGTCTCCCAGATCGGGATCATGCCCGGCATCTTAACGGGCTCGTGCCGATAGGCGGTCCACCTCCGAGCTTGATCCATTCGGGTGTCACCTCGTGGATGTCGACCGAGAGCGTCACGAGGATCCCGCTGTAGTCCCCGCGGATCGTGTCGAGCTCAGGGTGGACCCCGAAGAGGCGCAGCGTGTCCCAACCTGCCGCGTGCGCCTGCATCCCCCATCGCTCGACGAACTCGCCGCAGCGCCGGTGCGTCTCGCGCCACTCGTCGGGTCGAAGCCCTCGGCACGGGACGACGCCCGGGGAGAGGCTGGCGAGGCCGCGGGACCAGGCGAGGACGGTGTCGGGGATGGTGGTCAT